AGTATGAATACAGCGGGAGCCTCCCAAAACTTCGGCTCATTCGGGCGATCACTGCTAATATCTGAACTCTCCACTACTCCGGTTAACCCGGCTCCCTCTTCATAGTTTAATTATATGCCAGTCTATCGATGCAAATCGAAGAACTTGCGTCTAGCCAACGCAAAAGACTTGGCGTGAATGCTAATGATACTTCCATAAGAAGTGAGGAAGTGCCAAATACCTTTGGTCTTGTATGCTCTCACATATGATGCTGCCATTGTTGCTACCTCGATTTATAGGGTTATTACATTACTATTATATAACAGCAAGATGAGCCCGCCTTACTTGGCCTAATATCCGCAGGTGCATTCGACATTATTGTGAATGCGTTTCTACCTTGGATAATACATCTTACTATTATCAAATCTGCCCCGGTATGTCGCCCCAGGGCTGGACGTTGTTATAGTTAGGCCATTCGTCACTCCTTTGAAATCTTGCCCGATGCAGCGCGCCACCACTACAGAAGAAGCTATCTTCCACTACCAACTATTACAGGCTGCCGTTTGGTAGGACGGGAGGTCTTATAAAACTTTGGAAGACAGGTTCTACCCTACGGTATTCATCTTCTCTTTTGGGCACTCTTTATATACTAACCTCAATATACCTAGATTACCCTAAGTCTAGATATTGCCATTGGATTTACAAGCATTCAGTTACCAACCAACGACAAGGTAGAAGTCTTACAAAGTTGAAGTCTGTGTTATAACGTCATAAAAAAATACGCTTAAGGATGTCTCTCCTCGGTGCGTATTAAACCGTGCCCGTTAAGGCTTATGGTGCCTTCGTCCCTTAGAAGGTGACTTCAGGCGCAACTGGTCGGTAGATGGCAAAGTCCTGGGCTTCAAGACCCTTGTCATCATCAGCATCGAACTCACCTTGATTACTAAGCACGTAGTCTGTGCTTACAAGAGTGAGGTCTGAACGCATTGTTGCTAGTACTTCTATGCGTTCTGCGCTGATGCTGGCAGGGAACTTGGTGCCAACTTTAGCCACAACACGAATGTTGCTTGTCTTGATAGGCTTATTGTCCTCGCCTAGCTCCAAGACAAACTTGTTCCGTTTTACCGAACCAAGATTCGTGTTGCTTACACGACCAGTCAAAGATGATGTGGCGCTTTTTGCCATATTATGCTCCTTTGACTTGTTGTTTAAGGAAGATACTACTCAGTATCTAACAGGGGAGAGCGGTTAGCTCGCCGACGCCTCAACAATGACGCTCTTCCATTGTTGAACGCTTGAGCGTTGGTGAGGTATCCGTGATATCGCACCATAGTACCACTAGGAGAGCACACTATGGGGGCAGTGAGGGCAACTCTCTCGCCAGTGACGAGATAGTTTCACTCACAAGTGAACGTCGAACACGGTTCGACCCCCATAGGGTGAAATCCGACGGGGTACGGTGCAATGTATATCTCGTACTCTCATTCTACAATAATTTTTTAGGATTGCTCCCCCAGTCCCCCCTTATTTTTAGAGTGAGAAACCACTGTTTTTGGAACTCAACGTATTGTTGCATTTAGAGTGCTCTACATAAACTAGATTTTTATCTTGTTTCGTATTTAATTTTGTAGTAGATTACTAGTGTTCTTTTAGTTATGTCAATTATTATAACAAATTCCCAAATAAGCATCGCGTTTTGGCTAATAACGTAGATAAGTACATTATAACAGCTGATGGTGTTACTAAGATTGATTATCAGTTGTTATATAGTGATTTAGCGGAAATCCGTGGTTTTCAGAGCGAAAAGATTAGGAAGAACCTGTATGATAAGGTTCATGGTATACTTGAAGTGAGGAACAATTTAAAAAATAACCCCGAAGCAGTCCCATTCTAGAGAGGAAATAATATGAGTGACCTAAAAATAACCCATGCCGGTACAGTTCAGACACAAGACAGGCAAGGACCCTTAAATCCATCTGCTCCACTAGGGCAGGCGGGTTCTGTTTACACAGATGCAGGTGATGATGCAATCATTCCCCCATTAAACCAGGTGTTTGTTGCTATTAGTATGGTTGATGACTGTACTTTTGACAGTACAACTGGTCTAATAGCGGAAGATGCTAATAAGTTCATTAATACTGCTACTGCAGCGCATGATGCTGCCGCAGCTTCTGAGACATCGGTACTTGGTTCGGGTGGTTTAGTGGTGGATGGCGTAGCATTTCCTGCTGGGATGACAATATATGGGAGATGGACTGAGATAGATGTTGGTTCTGGCGGTTGTGTAGCTTATATAGGATAGTCTAGTGCCGCAATTAGGACTAGGCTCTTCATTAAGGAAGCCCGGTGGCGTTGGCCGTACCTATGTCAAGGACGGTCTTAAATTATATATGCCTTATAGGGGCTCAGATGCTTCTGAAGTTGATTTCGTAGGCACAGGTTCTACCAGTTTTGATGGTAGTAATGATTATGTAGCTATATCAAGTACAGGATTATCGTTAGATGACTGGACAATATCGTGTTGGGTTAAGGTAGGTTCCTCAAATAGTGGAGATTATCCTGGGATTTTCAGTACAAGAAGTGGTTCAGATAATGACTATGCTACTGGAGTTACAATCCAAATATATGATGATTCTACTGGTTATTATTTTGATATTGAAGGAGATGCAATAACTAACGGACATATTGGTAAAGTATCTGCTAATACTCCAGCTGAAGGTATGTGGTATCATCTTGCTTATACTGTCGATAGAGATGGTGGTTCTGGTGGAGTGAAGCAATATGTAGATGGGGTATTGGCAAATACACTTGCTGCTGTAGACAATGCTACAAGTATGGATAATATTCAAATGGGTGCAAGATATTATAGCAGTTCAATAAGAGAATATTTTAAAGGTAACATCAAAAATGCTGCCATCTGGAATCGTGCTTTAACTGCTACAGAAGTACAGAATGTGATGTATAAGTCATATGCAGAAGTAAGTGGCAGACTTGCATCTGGACTTGTGAGCTGGTGGAATATGGATGATGCTGATATTGCTTTAGTAGGAGACCCTGATTCTACATTAAGTAATGCATATCAAGACATAACTTCAGAATTCACAGAATTGGGAACAGGAACTTATAAATATAAAATATATGGAGATATGCAGACTGCTGTAACTATTGGTATTGTATCTGGGACTGCTGGAGCTACAGATTCAGGTTATACAGATTATATACCTATCACATACTATTCATCACTTCCTGTTACTTCAGATTCTTTTTCATATACATCAGGGGCAACAATTTTTCTGCAGCTTGTAACGACAACTACAGGTGATTATGCATTTTTTAATAAAATAGAAATACTTGATAGTAATAACGATGTTTTAAAATATTTTTATCCAAGTGGTGTATGGACATCTCAATTTCAAAATCATTACTGGAGATTTGCTGATAGTCATGGTTCTAATCACGGAACAAGTGGAGATGGTAGTACAGATAATACTTTTCCAACACCTGTATCAAAAATCTATGGTCAATCAACTCCAGTAATCCCAAGAGGCATAGACAATGCTCCTACAGTACAGGCAGATGCTATTGGTGCTGGGAGTGCGAGTTTTGATGGGGCAGATGATTATATAGCTATTGCAGACAGTAGTGATATTCAGATAGCTGGTGACATGAGTGTTGCTCTTTGGATGAAAAGAACAGATTCAGCAGCCACCGATGGTCTTGTCGTTAAGAGAGATGGAGGAGGGACTAACTATCAATTTGATGCTGCTGGTGATGATAAAATTAGAATGTATGCAGGTGGTGATACAGTTGCATCAGCTACTTCTGTTGTACTTGGAGAATGGACTCATGTAGCTTGTACTGTTGATAGTGGTGCTACTGATGGGTGTAAACTTTATATAAATGGGGTTCAGGATGCTAATACTGGGGATGTTACAATTACAGCTAATGATGCACCTTTATTATTTGGGCATAATGACCAAGACGTATCTAATTTTTATAACGGCAACATCTGCCAAGTAGGTATATGGGATGCAGTTCTCACCCAAGCACAAATCCAGAGTGTAATGGAAAAGACTTTTGAAGAATTTACTGCATCAGAGAAAACGAATTTAGTCTCATATTGGGCTTTGGATGAGGATGTTCTGAGTGATACTGTTGTTGTAGATAAAGTAAATCCATCTTATTCACTTGGTAGTGAGTTACTTACAAATGGTGATATGGAACTTGACGATAGTAGTTGGACAAGTGTTGTATCTCCAGTTACAAATGAAAGAAGCACTGAACAGGTGCATGGTGGTACATATAGCAGGAAACTTGTTGGAGATAGTAGTTATGATGGAATGTACCAAGCCATCACTGCTGTTGCTGGGAAAAAATACCTTCTCACTGGCTGGGTTTATGGCGATGGAACAAATAAATTATATGCAAGATTCTATGATGATGGTGGTGGTGGAATAGAGAATTTCTGGATTGCTACAAGCAATGACGGTGTTATTGTACCTGCTGAATGGACATATTATTCAAAGGCAATTGTAGCAGTTGGTACAACTTTGACTGTGCAATTTTACCAAGGAGACACAAGTGCTGGTGGCGTGACTTTTTATGCTGATGATATTTCAGTTAAAGAAATCATAAGTGATGGTAATGTAGGAGTATTATACTAATGGCTACCACAATAGCATTAACATCTGCTGCTGGAACAAACGCACCTTACAAGCTCGGCTCTCCTCCAGACTTTGGCACTCTGTATAGTGGCAGGGCATTAGAGTTTGATGGGGTATCGGATTATGTGAGTTGTGATGGAGTAGTTTCAAGTATTAGCTCAAATACTATTGGTACAATATCTTTTTGGTTCAAAAGCACATCATCAAGTTATATGAATTTTATATCTGCATCAGATTGGAGTGATGGTTCATCAAATTTATCTATTGTTCTAAATAGTGGTGATATTTCTCTCAATATCAGGGAAAACGGTTCTTATTCAATAGATGCAACAAATAGTACCAATTATAACGATGGAAACTGGCATCATCTTGCTTTTACAGTTGATGCTACTGGTAATAAGATGTATGTAGACGGCAGTCAAATTACCCTTACTTATAGTACAGGTTCTTCGTCAACACAATTTTGGTTTAGTGGTGTCAATGACCTTGATGTTCTTACTATTGGTGCGAACAAAGACAATACGACTCGTGTTGAAAATTATTATGATGGAGAGCTTACTAATGTCCAAATCTGGGACAAGGCTTGGTCTTTATCAGATGTACGATATGCCTACACACATCCAGAGAAACTAATCACAGACAATAGTGCAGTAACATCTGGCACTACCATATCCAATCTCAAGGCTTGGTATCCTTGCACAGAAGGTAATCCAAGAAGCCCACAGACTACTGTATATGATGGCAGTGAAAAAGGGTTGGGGAGTGAATTGGTTACTAATGGTACTTTTGACGATGATAGTGATTGGACTGAAGGAACTGGTTGGAGCATCGGTAGTGGGGTTGCTACAAAGACTGCTGGAACACAATCTGGGTTAGTTCAGAGTGATGTATTTACTTCTGGTAAGCTTTATAAGTTAGTATTTGATGTAACTGTTGATGCTGGTAATGTGAAACTGTGGGTGAATGGGACACAAAATGCTACAGGCAATATTTCATCAAGTGAAAATAACTATACTTTAATATTTACTGCAACTGCTACTGGCACTGCATATTTTGAGGGTAATTCATCTTTTGCTGGTACAATAGATAATGTCACCGTCAAAGAAGTCCAAATGGGCAATCACGGTACTACTACTTTTTATGGGGATGATTTGGTAGAAGCACATGATGCTGGAAGTGGTACAGCTTGGACAGGTGCAACAGGTGATACAGCTCCCGATGGATGGAGTGCACAAGGTTCTAATAGGGTTTATACCATTGATAGTTCAAGCTTAAAAATAGCGTCTGGTGCTGCTGGATCTGCTGGCATAATTTGGGGTGGGACTACGGTATTGGGCAGGAGCTATAGAGCAAAATTTTCATATAAGAATGAAGCTGGTACAACATTGACTGTAACTACAAATGAGGGTGCTACTACTTTAGCTGATTCTACAAGTTGGACACATGACCAAACTCATAATTGGGTTGGAGATGGTGGTGCTGGTGATTTCGTTTTTACAGTAACTACTGCAAATAAAGATGGATGGATTGATAATTGTGAAATCAAAGAAGTAGGAGTAGCAGCAGGCTGGACTACTGCTGATGCAGAGCCTTTAATCCCACAGACTGCTTTGATGGGGATGAGTAAGCCTTTGGTGTTTGATGGGGTTGATGATATAGTGTCAATGGGAGATCAGTCAGAACTTGATATTAGTACAAGTGATTTTTCTATTTCGTGGTGGATGGTCAAAACTTCTTCAGGTACTATACAAAGACTGGTCACAAAGTATGGAGCCCCTGGTTGGACTATAAGGAAGTATGATAATGAAAAAATAAATATATACATTAGAGACGATACTACTGCAAATGCTTCAATAGAATCTGCAAGTGCTTTATCCAGTAATAAACTATATCATATAGTATGTTCTTTTGACCGAAGTTCGGATTGTAAAATATATATCAACGGCTCTTTAGATGTCACGACCAGTATAAGTGCACTGGATGGAAACAGTTTGGATAATGCTGCTGATTTCGTGATTGGTGGTACTAATAGTCAGGAATTTAATGGGATACTGGGTGAAGTTTCTATGTGGACGACTGCACTCTCTCTTGCAGAAGTACAAGAACTATTTAATGATGGTGTGGCTCTCGATGCTACTACACATTCAAAGGCTGGTGATTTAGTTGGTTATTGGAGAAATGGTGGGGCAGTTACTTGGAGTAATAAAGTTTTAACAAGTAATGTTATTACCATTAATGAAGGTGCTGAGTATAGTGATAGTGATGTTACTCTTACAGTTAATAATGGAGCATTAGTATCAGTTAATGATGTACTTGTTATTGATAATGAAGAATTGCTTGTTACTTCAATATCAACCCATAATTTAACAGTAACAAGAGGCTATAATGGTACAACAGCAACAGCACATGACAATGGTGCAAACATAAGTGTTTATCATAATGGTACAGTTGCTGGCTCTCCAGACACAATCCTCCTCCCAGAAGGCACTACCTCTGGCAAAGACATATTAGGCTTCCCACTTACACATACGAATAATGGGTGGCTGAATCTAAGTGGAAGTGAGTATGTGGATGCTGGTGATTCAACTGTATTGGATATACAAAGTGCTATAACAATAGAAGCTTGGATTAAATGTGATGATATAACTGCACAAAAATGTCCTGTTGGTAGGGATGACTTAACTAATAGGAATTTCTTTCTCTTGGCTTGGGATGATGCAAAATTTTATTTTTACTTTTATGTCAGTGGAAGTGCTAAAGCTGTAGCAAGTACAACCTCATACACTGCCAATACTTGGTTTTATGTTGTCGGGACTTATGATGGAGCAAATCAAAAATTATATATAAATGGAGCATTAGAGGACAATGATGCTGAAACAGGCAATATAGATAATGACGATGTTAGCCTAACTATTGGAGCATTGGAGGATGGAGGAGGTAGGCATTTTAAGGGTAGCCTTGATGAAGTAAGGGTATACAACAGAGCATTATCATTAGCAGAAGTAACAAAGAATTATAATCACGGCAAAAGCAAACACAGTTAGGAATTATTATGGCACATTATGAATTATACATCTGTTTAAGGAAGACTACTTACGAGTCAGCAGTTCCAAGTGTACTGCAACCAAAGTTGGGATGGAAGGTACTGGCAGACGACAGACCTACTAATTCTAATACAGTAGCAGATATTAAGACTTGGATGGATTCTAAGAGTCTTAGTTATACATCAGATGATTTAAAGGCAGATTTGCTTGATAAGGTTGATTCTACTCCAACTGAGGCATATACACCAACTTGGAGAGAAAGTGCGTTTAAAGGCAAATTAGGAGCTCCCAGAGTGAGTCTGGATGGAGGTCTTATCATAGTTAAGGGGGAATTTAGTATGTTGACTGGAGAGTTGACTGCTATGATTGCATTGGGGAATGGATTGGACTACCCTAATAATGCTATCCTAACTAAGACAGAGGCACAGACTCTTGCTAATGGTAGTTTGTTTACAGAGAGTGACTAGTGATAGAGATATTTGCAGAATACGGAACAATTGGCGTAGTAGTTATATTGTTCAGTTATATGGTAATGAATATTATCAAGTCATTGAAATCACAGGATGATGACCTTGATAGCTTACGACAGTCAATGGCTCAAATGGCATCAGAAATCTCTAATGTACAGGGTATCTCAATAAAATTGATTGATAGATGGAACAAAGCAGATGATAGAGCTGATAATAGACATGAAAAGGTTATGGAAGAAATAAACGATGTTACTGACCAATTGAACTTTTTAAAAGGAAGAATCAATGGAGCTGGAGGTAGAGGTTGAATAACAAGGAAGTTGTAGAGTACAGAGAAGACCTGAAGAGCAGGATAGTTAGGATTGAAACTATTGTTGAGAGAGTTGAAAGTCATGTTGATAAGATTAATGGACGCACTTCCAGTCTTGAGAACTGGAGAAGCTGGATGGCTGGTGGAATGGCTCTTATAGGATTAGTACTGCTTATTATTGCAGGAGTTAGTTGATGGCAGACCCTTACAGAGATTCGCTTGTTGGAGAGTTGGAGACAAACAGGAGCGTAACGAGAGATGTGGTCTCAGAGCAAACGCCTGGATTTGGGAGTGAAGCTTCTGGATATCTTAAATCACAGCTTGATAGAATGGGAATACCAGAAGATGAACGTGCTGGGATGGGGCAGAATATATATGATTTTGCTAGGAAATCTAGGTTTATAGAAAGTTCAGACAATCCAATGGCTGAGCCATCTACGTCAACTGCAAAAGGTTATTATCAATTTACAGACCCTAGTGTGTCTACAGCCTTTAATCGTTATAGGAATACTACTGGTGACAGAGAGTGGGGAGGATTAAATCTAAACCCTCAGGAATGGTCTGAGGATGAGTCGGATATGATGTTTTTAGCTAATATGTTTGGTCAAAGTGGTTCAGATGACTATATGAAAGCCATAGGAGGAGGAGATAGGGATGCTATGAAAGGAGCCTATTCTCTGTATCATCATACAGACCCGGATGAGGCAACATATAAGAGGATGGAAGAGTACTTTTAGTGGAAACTATTTCAATAAAACATAGAGATAAAGGATTGACTACGTATGAGATATATACCGTTAAGGAGATGGATAAACTTGGTAAAGTATATGTTCCTTGGCAAAATGCAGAAATTGGTGACTGGGCTCTGTCGGATGATGGGTATTGCGCGAAGGTAATAAATAAGAAAGTGTATCCTAATAATCATGGTCAGACATCTACCTATATTAGGCTTCCCTGGGGATACTTTCTCTGGAATCCTAAATATCCAACAATAAAATTTAATGTTAAAGGTCGTATGACTCCTTACACAATAAGCGGGAGACCACAGTTAGAGGTAAAGAAGAAATCTGAGAAGATGAAGAATCTTGCTATGGCCTATGCCCAAACCATGAATAAAGACCTTGCTATTGATTTAGCTTTTGGGAGTCTTACAGATTCTCAGCATGGTATGTGGAAACGAAGAATGAAATCGGAGGTATTTAGAGATATGGTTAGAGAAGAACTCCAGGAGCTCCTTACAAAACATGGAATGACTGAGGATTATACTCTTGACTTATTAGACGAGACTATTACGACAGCTAAAGATAAAAAAGATGTTACTAATCTTATGAGAGCTGTTGAAAATCTACAGGATATGCACGGGATGAAGGATAAGAGTAAATTGAAGACTACAACTCAAATAGAGGGTACTGTTACAAGAAAACTTCTTGATAAGATACAGGAAGAAGAAAAGAAGTTAATTGCCACTGAAACTGTGGAGCAGGATATAGAATAGTGGATTACGAAGAGCAATACGAACAGTTACAGGTACTCAAGAAGTTCAGGAGTAGTATCAGCTTGTTTGGGAAGTTGTGTTTCCCTTCAGCTCTTAAAAGGACTACGCCTTTGTTCCATAATGAGATATATAAGAACCTTAGAGATGAAAAAGTATCTAGGGTACTTATAGCAGCTCCTCGTGGGACTGCTAAGTCGACTGTATGCTCTCTTATATTCCCTCTTTGGAAGTTAGCATTTAAGGGTAGCGAAGACCTGTTTATTGTTGTTATATCAGAATCTCAGGCTCAGTCAATAAACTTCTTAAGTAGGATAAAGTATCATTTAGACCAGTCAGATGCTTTTAGAGAAACATTTGGAGACCTAGGAAGTAGAACAGCTCCAAGATGGACGAATAATGATATTATACTTGCAAATGGGACTAGAATAGTCGCAGTTGGTACTGGTCAGAGGGTTCGTGGTTTTATTGAAGGCGATACTCGTCCTAATCTTATTATAATTGATGATTTTGAGTCAGAACTTAATGCTATGACTCCTGAAGCTCGTGTGAAGAATAGAAAGTGGATTACTGAAGCTGTTGTGCCTTCTTTAAGTGATGATGGTAGGATTATAATGATAGGCACGGTTATATCGGAAGATTGTTTCTTGAATTGGGGTAAAGAGAGTGCTGCATGGAAAACACTTTGGTATACGATATGGGATGATGATGAGAAGAGCATCTGGCCTGCAAGATTCCCAGTTGACAGGATATTAAGCATTAAAGAAGAGTATGAGAGTGTTGGAAACCTGAATGGGTTTTATCAGGAGTACATGAATATTGCCCAGAGTCCTGATAGTGCTCCTTTTAAACCAGAATATATAAAGTTACACCATTATGACTTTGAGAGGATTGATGGTCAGAACTGCTTGGTAAAGGAAAAGGGAGATGAAAAAGAGATTGTACCTGTTGAAATCTATGCGGGGGTGGACCCTGCTAGTTCTCTATCTATTAGGGCTGACTACTTTGTGGTTGCTTTGCTTGCCATTGATTTTCATAATAATAAATATATCGTGGATATTTACAGAAATAGACTCGATCCTGCATTACAGCCTGATAAGATTATCGAACTTTATGAAAAGTATAAGCCTAAAAAGATGAAGATAGAAACTGTAGCATACCAGGAAGCTTTGAGGGCTTCTGTTAAGAAGATAATGTTAGAGAAGAATATTTATATTCCCGGTTTAGAGAAAGGTGTTAAACCCCGAACGCGTAAGAGCGAAAGATTGCTTTCTTTGGTACCAATGCTAGCAAAAGGAGAATTCTATTTCAGGGCAAAAGATATAACTGCACAGCAGGAATTTCTTTCTTATCCCAAGGGTAGGCATGATGATGTGCTCGATGCTATTTGGACAGCTCTAGACCATTCAGTTCCCTGTAAGGTAAGGAAGGGCAGTGACAAAAAAGATTCCAAGAAGAAAAACAAGTTTATTGATTGGATGACAGCATAATGGCTAAAATGAAAAAGAATGTAGACGAGATTATAGATATCTGGAAGACTTATTCTAAGAATAGAGATACTTGGGCAACGCATGCGCAGGAAGACCGTGAGTTTAGATATGGGAAACAGTGGACTGCTGAACAGCGTAAAACCTTAGAAGCCCGTGGTCAGGCTCCTATAGTCGTTAATAGAATTCATCCAGCTGTTGAAGCTGCAAAGGCAATGTTAACAACTAATAAGCCTTCTTTTAGGGTCTCGCCTAGAGAGGATAGCGACAATAAAACTGCTCAGGCAATAAATGGCATGCTGGAGTATATATGGCATATATCTGACGGAGACCAGGTCCTTAGAAATGCAATAGATGATTATTATGTTACTGGTATGGGGTGCGTACTTGTCTATCAAGACCCAACCAAGGATAACGGAAAGGGTGATGTCTGCTTGAAGGACATAGACCCGCTTAATGTTTATATAGACCCGAATAGCAGAGATAGAGCATGCGAAGATGCAGAGAATATTATAATATCAAGGCTATTTACAAAAGACCAGGCTAAGAAGATGTACCCGATGTATAAGAAAGCTATATCAAATGCATCAACTGATAATTTTACTACAGATATGCCTCAAACTACGAGAGAAGATGATGGTGAGGCTATCTTTCCAGAGGATTCAGAGACGCAAACAAGGACTACCTTTGGTAAGGATGATGAGTATATAAGAGGATATGAGAGATATACTAAGGTCCATATGGAGATGCATCGTATTCACGAAACGTGGAATGGCAGAGAAGAAATGATTGATGAGAATGCATATGCGGTATATGTTAAGAAGCCTGCGTGGATTGTAAATGGACAGGTTGTTACAAATCCTCAGCTTGCAAATCAGGTTATGGAGCAGTTAAATCAACAGTATAGTCAGATAGCTACTCAAGCTAAAATGACAGGACAGCCAATTCCTGAGCCTCCGCAGGTAGAGGAGACAACCCATCAAGACTTGATTCAGAAGGGCGTAATTAACGATGTTGTCGTTACAGTCAAGAGAGTAAAGATGTGTGTTGTTATGGGAGATAAATATCTCTATGAAAGAATCCTCCCCACTCAGCATTATCCTGTAATCTTTTATATGAATATGCATACAAGGACTCCATATCCAGTAAGCGATGTAAGGATGGTAAAGGGATTACAGGAGTATATAAACAAAACCCGTTCTTTAATAATTGCACATGCTACTACATCTACTAATCTTAAAGTGCTCGTTCCTTCTGGTTCTGTTGATATGAAAGACTTTGAAGAGAAATGGGCTCAGCCAGGAGTTGGAATAGAAGTTGATTTTGATATGGGGCAACCTATCGTAGCCCAACCCGCTCCTCTCCCTAATGAACTCTATACTAATGAAAAGAATGCAGCATCAGACATTGACCATGCACTGGGACTTTATGAGATGATGATGGGTAATTCTCAGGTAGCTCCGCATACATATAAAGCTACTATTAGTCTTGATGAATTTGGACAGAGGAAGATGAAGAGTAAGCTTGCTGATATAGAATTTGGGCTCAGAAAGATGGGTGTTGTTGTGATAGACCTTATGCAGCAGCTTTATAAAGAAGATAAAGTAGTAAGGATACTAAAGCCGAATAATACAGTTAGTGAATATATGATTAACAAGAGAATGATTGATGATAAAGGTCAGGCAAGAATTTTAAACGATATCAGTATTGGCAGTTATGATGTGGTTGTTGTTACAGGTTCAACATTACCAACTAATCGTTATGCTCAGCTTGAGATGTATATGGAATCTTATAAACAGGGCATAATTGATAGACAGGAAGTATTAAAGAAAACAGAAGTATATGATATGGAGGGAGTCATGCAGAGAACAGATGAGATTGGCAAACTCCAACAGCAAGTTAAAGGCCAGGAAGAGCAGATTAAGAAGCTGCAGGGAGACTTACAGACACGTGAACGTGAGGCATATCACGCGAAACAAAGGGCTGAACTTGAAAAGTTTAAGGCAGGTTTGGATGGAACCTCTACCAAAGCGAGAGCTGCAGGGACCGTCTTTGAGAAACGCCTTGATGATGCGTTAGGACAAATTAAAAAGGAAGTACGAGATGCTTCCAAACCAACTAAAGGTTCAACCTCTCCTAAGTCCTAGGGAGAGCAGCCTGAAAGGAAAAACAAGAAAATGGAAGACAACACGAATCAAGTAGACACCCAGCAGGAGAGTACATCTCAACCCCGCGATGAGCAGGGCAGATTCACTCCGCAGGTAGACCCTATTGTTGATGAAGTAATATTCGGAAGTAAAGACCCCGATGAGTTGTTAAAACCGACTATGGATGAGGCAGTGGATACCAGACAGGGTACACCCACTGAAATGGAAGCAGACCCTTCTGCGCAGTCTTCGACTACACCCGATAACGAACAGGTACGATACCAGTATTGGCAGTCTGAAGCGGATAAGCGTAGTAATGAACTCGGCGAAATGAAGCAGACTAATGAGATGCTTCAGAAGCAGGTTAATACGCTTATTGAAAGAACTGAAGCGCCCCGCCAAGGGCAACCTTCAGAGGCAGAAGAGCAGTTTGAATTTCCAGATCCTCCAGCCAGACCACAGAAACCACATGGATTCAGTAGAGCAGAGGCCTATGAAGACTCAAGTTCAGAATCAGCCAGGTATCTTGATGCTAATGAATCATGGAGAGATGATATGGATGAATATAATCGCCTTCGAGGAGAATATGACAGGGAGCTATTGGCAGCCGAACGTCAGAATTTTATCGACGAGCAGAATAATCAAAGGGCAGCTTATCAGCAAAGAGCTCAGGAACAACAGCAAGCAGATTCTATTCGCGAGCAGTTGAAGACTAAGTTTAATGCTAATGATGCTACTGTTGATGATTTCATGAAGATTATGTCCAGCCCCGAATCTCTGACTGTGGAGAACTTATGGAAAGTTTACTCTCTCAATAAAGCGGGAGGGGAAACTGTTGCTCCAGGGACTCAGAATACTCAGCCTAGTGCTGGTTTTCAGCAGACCCAAAGAGCACAGCAGATTCCTCAACCGATGGGAGTAGTAACAGGTCTAAATCAGGATGCTAGTAAACAAGCTCCTGAAGACCGTATGATGGATTCTATGTTAGCTAATTATAAGGGCAAGAATCCATTTTAATAACCCGTTATGGGTCGCTCGCCTAGGACGCTCAAAAAGCTAATGGGTAGGGTGTAAAATAGGAAATACTGAAAATGGCTAATGTATATAGTCCAAATCAATACAATACAGCCACTGGTGTATCCTTAGACGACACACGTAGGGTCTTTAATTTTGGCGATAGAGTTGCAGAGCTTGCTCCGCAGCAATCTCCATTCTTTGTTTATCTTAGTAAGGTAGCTAAGAAACCAACCAATGACCCTGTGTTTAAGTTTTTGGAACAAAGGCATCAATGGCAAAGGCGGAACTTTAAAGTTTCCACAGCAGTAACGTGGACTTTTGAAGCCGGTCCTACTATCGCAGATGCAGATAGCGACAATTTAGTTCTATCTTGTGATTACGATAAGTATGGAAAAATAAGTGGAAGTGCAAGTGATGTAACAAACAATGCTTGTCATTTTCTAGTTCCCGGAGCAGTATTTGCAATGGAAGATAGTCTTGGTAGTATCTATCGGTTTAGAATTGATGATGGCGCTACAATTACTCATTCCGGAACTGATGGTAGTAGTGGTATAACCACAATTACTGTTTCAGGTGGTGGCAATGAAATTGTTCCGCTTGACACTGCTACTTCTGGAACTTTAACTTTCTCAGCTCTAGCTAAAGGTCAGGTTATAGGTTCTTCATGGGAAGAAGGCTCAGACTCACCTGCTGGTTGGGAAGATAAGATGTATGACAGGGAAGGGTATTGTCAGATATTTAAAACTGGCATGAATGTCTTTTCTGGTACATCTATGGCAACTGAGTATCGTGGGATTAAGAACGAGTACCAGAGAATATGGCAGGATAAGCTCATGGAACATAAGATGGATATTGAGCAGGCTATGTTGTTTGGTTATGGTTCTGCGTCTAATGAGACATCCACAACTGCAATCCCTGTAAGACAAAGTTGGGGTATGGTTCCTTATACAACAGCTAATGGTAAAGTGTATAACATGAGCTATGCTTCGTCTGGATATGATGCTTTCTTAGATGCAATGGAGGATTTCTTTGCACCTGAGAGTGGTAATTCAGGGAATAAGCTTGTCTTAGCTTCCAGAAAGGTTATTACTTATCTGAATAAGCTTGGTAATGGTTCTTTCTTGAATAACTCAGTTGGTGCTGACCAATATCGTTTAGATGTTGCCAGTATTCCTGGACAGTTTGGGCATACAGTAACTAAGGTGAATACCATTTTTGGTAATTTGCATTTTGTTGCTGAGCCTTTACTAAGGGGATTACATGAAGATTACTGTATAGCAGTCGATATGGGCAATGTAGCCTATCGACCGCTTGCTGGTAATGGAATAAGTCGCGATACTTTCATTGAAACCAATGTACAGTCACCGGGCGTTGATGGACGGACAGACCAAATCATAACTGAAGCTGGTCTTGAAATTAGTTTACCAGAAACCCATGCTGTACTTAAGTTTAGTTAAGGAGGTATGAAATGGCTTTAACAAAAGGTAATTGGTCAGTTGAAAGCTCTTATAATGGTGTTACTACATGGACATGTACTGTATCAGTAGGTGCTACTGAAACAGATGCACATACATTAAGAACACCTGTAGCTTTAGACCCTACAAAACCATGGACACTCCTTGTTAACACTGCTGGCACTGATTTAGATGGTCAAGCTGTCCCTGTTGATTTGTGGATTGGGACTGCTGAAGATGCAGTTTTATCGGGAGCAGGTGCTGTTGCGGGTACAAATGCTTATAATTTTAAACAAATTATAGCAGACGTTGACCCTGACGCAGGAGTGGCTCCTACAGCACTTTTATGTGACCCAACAATGAGTGTAGCAGATGTTGCTAATATTCATGTAAGAGTCCCTGTAGCTCCATGCTATCTATTTAATTTAGATGGCGGTAGTGCATTGATTAATGCTGATTGTATTTGGAAAATAGTTCAAGTGGGTGGTAATAGAAGCTTAGATTCTAAATATGATGAGATTGGCGGAGATGGAACTACTGGCGTAGGACCTGACCCATCATAAATCTTAAATTGGCGAGGTAATAGCGTCATATACGGATTAGGTTATGGGGGGCTCGATACCC